GACGGAACTACAACTTTCATGGCGGCTACCGCTGTGGATAGTGGTTCTGCAGGTGACTTTGCTTTCGGTACTCAAACACAGGGTATCGTTGCAACCGCCGACACAATCGACGTAACTGGTACAGCGACAGCTTCACCAGCGGCTACAGTAACTGCTCGTGTATGGGCAATTGTTGTTGACGTAAACGAAGCGACAGCCGGTGCTGACGAAGTTGATCGTGATCAGCTAGCGTAAGCTAATTGCAGGGGGGCTTCGGCCCCTTTGCTCATTTCTTAAAGGTATTTAATATAAATGGCTTCTACGTATCTTGCACTGACCAATGAATTGCTTCGTCGTTTGAATGAAGTAACAATTGATCAAGATGACTTCGCAGGTGTCCGTAACGTACAGGCGTTAGCAAAGGATGCTATCAACTCGTCCATTCGCAAGATTATTCAATCTGCGCAGGAATGGCCGTTTACATTAACTACTTACAATCAAACCTTAGTTGCAGGAACTCGTGAATACGATTTTCCTAGTGGCTTATCTTCTGTAGACTGGGAATCATTCTACTTAAAAGAATTAGCGGCGCAGGGTAATTCACCTTCCCGCCTTCCAGTTATTTCTTATACAGAGTATTTAGAAAACTACCGTGTATCAGATGACACCAATGATTCTGGTACGGGCATCTCTGCGCCAATTCGTGTGTACCAAACACAAGAAGAAAAGTTTGGGGTTACACCTAGCCCCAACGCTGCTTACGTAGTTGAGTACAAGTATTGGTCATTCCCCGATAATCTTAATCTATTTAGTGATACATGCGTTATACCATCTCGTTTTGACCACGTGATTATTGATGGTGCCATGATGTACATGATGCGTTTCCGCTCTAACGATCAAAGCTCACAGATTCATCAGAATGACTTTATGGAAGGCATCAAGATGATGCGCCGTGTATTAGTAGACGATCCATTGATTGTGCGCTCTACTTACAACCCACGGTCTATTTATAGCTCTGTCATCAATACAAGAGTTGTTTAATGGCCGATAATCTGCAGATTGCACAGGTCTCTTGCGAAGGTGGATTAAACACCAACAGAGACGTATTGTCTCAAGGTCAACTTGCTTCTGGTAGTGCAATCCGACTCATCAACTACGAGCCTTCTGTTTCAGGGGGCTATCGCCGCATTAGCGGATTTCAAGAAGCTTACCCAAGTTTACCAGGAACAGGTGCAGTCTTAGGCGTATGTGTCGCTAACAATGTCAATGACGGTATTCTTGCATGTCGTGCGCCAACTAGCGGAAATAATTATCTGCATTATTGGGATGACGCAACAGATGCATGGGTTGCAGTAACTACTTCTGGTAGCCCTACCATGACTGGTGTAAACAAAGTTCGTTTTCATCGTTACAATTGGTCAGCAGATGAAGTTATTTTAGTTGACGGTGTTAATTCTGCGGCTACTTACGATGGTACTACCTACACGCAGATTACTCATGCGAATGCTCCTGCTAATCCAAAGTATGTGACTACTTTTAAATCACATATGTTTTTAGCTGGTGCAAGTGCTAGCCAGAATTCTTTGTACTTTTCGGCACCACTAGACGAAACTGACTTCTCTGTAGCCAATGGTGCTGGCGAGATTAATGTCGGTTTTGACATTGTTCAGATTAAAACATTCCGTGATGAATTATACATCTTCGGCACAAACAATATTAAGAAGCTGGTAGGCAACAGTGTTGCTGACTTTCAGCTACAGCAGGTAACGAATGACTTGGGATGTATTGCCTCTGATTCTGTTGTGGAATTAGGTGGTGATCTTCTCTTCATCGGACCTGATGGATTACGCCCAGTATCTGGTACTGACCGTATTGGTGACGTTAACTTAGAAACTATTTCTAAAAACGTGCAGTCTATCTTTAACGATATTGTACTGAACCAAGATTTGGATGGATTGTCTTCTGTAATTATCCGCCAGAAGTCTCAATTCCGTATGTTCTTTGCGACTGCGGAGTCTCAAGGTGTTATTGGTGCACTACGCCAACAACAAAGTGGTTCAATTGCATTTGAATTTGGTCAGTTACTGGGTATAACAGCTACCTGTGCAGACTCTGGTTACATTGGACAATACGAGTTTGTTATCCACGGGGACTCTAGTGGTAAAGTCTATCGGCAAGAACGAGGCGTAGACTTTGATGGCAACGAGATATTTTCTTTATTCCAAACGCCTTACTATCATATGGGTGACCCAGAATTAAGAAAAAACTTTTTAAAGTTGTCTACTTATATGAAAGCAGAAGGTGACACCGATATTGTGTTGGGTATTGTGTACGATTACGAAGACAACAACGTGTTGAATCCAACTAACTACGATATTACGACACGTGGTGCCGCAGCTTTCTTTAACGAAGCAGAATATGATGCACAGGCTATTTATGATGGTAACCCGTCACCTGTCGTCAAAACATCCTTTGCAGGATCTGGTACTTCAATTTCAATTAAATATGTAACTAACGATACGAACGCAAGTCATTCCATTCAAGGATTTGTACTGCTGTTCGGTTTGGGAGATCGTAGGTAATGGCAGGGTATACCCGACAATCCGTAGCAGACATCATAGCCGGTGAGGTAGTCAAGGCCGCACCGCTTAATGCTGAATTCAATGCACTCCGAGATGCCTTTGCATTTGTTGGAGGTCACAACCACGATGGCACTTCTGCAGAAGGTGCTTATGTTGGTCTAATCGCAGATACAGACGGCAAAAATAAAGTTGTAGTAGACTCTACAAATAACCGTGTCTCTATCTACACTGAAGTTGGCGGTTCTGCTGTTGAGCAGATTCGCATCCAAGATGGTGCCATTGTCCCTGTAGGTGACGATGACATTGATCTGGGGGCTTCAGGAGCGGAGTTTAAGGATCTCTGGATAGATGGTACTGCAAACATTGATGCGCTTGTCTCAGCGGCTGTCACGCTGACTGGTGGCACAATTGATGGCACAATCATTGGCGCAACAACACCAGCCGCAGGTACATTTACCACTGCAACTGCAACATCGTTTGTAGGTCCACTGACTGGTAACGTAACCGGAAATGTTGTCGGTAACGTACAAGGTGATTTAACTGGTAATGTAACCTCTGCGCCCGGTTTATCCACATTTAATAATGTTACAGTGACCGGCACACTGACTGCTGATTTGACTGGTGACGTAACTGGTGATATTGACGGGGATGTGACAGGTAATGTTACAGGCAATGTCACAGGTAACTTAACTGGTGACGTATACGCATCTAACGGTACTTCTAAGATTTTAGAGAATGGTACTGACGGAACAGATGCTACATTTACCGGAGATGTAACGGGTGACGTTACAGGTAATGTAACTTCGACAGGCACTTCTACGTTTGCTACCGTAGACATCAACGGCGGTGCTATTGACGGTACAACTGTCGGTGCAACCTCAGCCACTACAGGTGCATTCACAACGCTCACAGCTTCAGGTACATCTACGCTTACAACTGTAGATATCAATGGTGGGGCTATTGATGGTACAACGGTAGGTTCATCTAGTCCTTCTACTGGTGCCTTTACTACCCTATCTGCTTCAGGCGGTTACACAGGAACAGTCTCAGGTAATGTCTCAGGGGATGTGACGGGTGACTTGACCGGTAATGTCACAGCCGGTTCCGGTACATCTACATTCAACGATGTTGTCATCAACGGCAACCTCAACATGGATGCTTCAACAGCCGCCACGATTACCAACCTGACTGATCCTACAAATGCCCAGGATGCGGCCACAAAGAACTATGTAGATACTGAGATCACAAACCTCATTGATGGCGCACCAGCGGCTCTGGATACGTTAAATGAGTTAGCTGCGGCATTGAATGATGATGCGAATGCTTACTCAACACTAAGCTCTAGTATTGCTACTAAGCTACCCTTAGCGGGTGGGACTATGACTGGCTCCATCGACATGGATGGTTCTACAGTTACCGGATTAGCTACTCCTTCGGCTAACTCCGATGCGGCAACAAAACTCTACGTAGACAACAATACTGTCGCATCTGCTGGAGATACAATGTCTGGAACCCTTGACATGGGTTCAAATAAAGTTACAACAACGTACACACCAACCAATGGTCCTGATTTAGTTAATAAGACATATACGGACACTTTATTTGGTAGTACCTCTGATGCGGCAGATTCAGCGGCGGATGCTGAGAAACTGGCTATTCATCCGGAAGATACTCAGTTTACTCTTTCAGATGGAACCACTACCGGCTTCTCTGCGTTACATTACGCCGCTAAAGCTGAAGACTTCGGTGCTGGGGCACTTCAGGCGACTAACAACTTATCCGATCTCAACGATGCTCCCACAGCCCGTACCAACTTAGGTCTCGGTACTGCGGCGGTAGAAGACGTAGGAACATCGGCAGGTAATGTCGTACAGCTTGACGGGTCAGCAAGACTACCCGCAGTCGATGGCTCACAACTCACAGGATTAAGCACAGGAGCGACAGCAGGGTTTGCCATCGCTATGGCAATCGCACTCTAAGGAACAAACACTATGGCACAGAACTTTAGACGCTACACAGCAAATAATGTAGGAAACGTATCAGCGGCAACCCTGTTTACTGCTGATTCTTTTGATACTGTTGTGGGCATATCCGTATCTAACATCAAAGACAATACCATCTTTGTAGATGTGTACATCAACGATTCGGTCAACGACATCTACTTAGTTAAGGGTGCGCCTATCCCTGCTGGTGCAACACTGCAAGTATTAGATGGCGGTGCCAAGTTTGTTGTTCAGTCTGGTGACGTACTCAAGGTTATTTCAGATACTTTAGACTCAGCAGATGTGTGGGTTTCTACAGTAGACGACATCTCATCATAAGGGTGACTCATGGCCTATATCGGTAATCCACTTAACAATGCCTACTCCAGCTTAGACAAGCAGGTTATCACAGGCGATGGTGGTCAGAACTACACACTGACTAAGCCAGTAGCGAATGCTCAAGAGATTGAAGTCTTCGTGAACAATGTTCGGCAGGAGCCGGGTGTTGCTTACACAGTAGCTGGTACTGCATTGTCGATGACTGGCAATGTGTTAGCGACAGATGATTTCTATGTAGTGTATCAAGGGAAAGCGGTTGCGAGTTTCAGGCATTCACCTGAAGAGAACTTGACTGCTAAGAATTTTGTGAATACTGGTGTGTTCTACGAGAATGCCCAGACAGTTTCAGTGAATCACACGGTTGCTGGTACACGGAATGCGATGAGTGCAGGTCCGGTGACTATCCAGAGTGGTGTGACTGTGACTGTTGAAACTGGCGGACGATGGGTGGTTGTATAAATGGCAGTAGAGATTAACGGAACAACTGGCGTATCGCTTGTACAGGATGGGGTTGTTACTGCGGCTGACTTGAGCAGTACGCTTGATTTGACTGGTAAGACCATAACTTTACCTGCGGCTAATTCGCCCGGACTTACATTAGTCACAAGCGGCACTTGCGCAGATACGCAAACGCTAACTGTCGATAATTGTTTTACGTCAACATACTTAAACTACAAGATACATCTCAATCTTAACCTTGCAGACTATGTCACAAACGATCAGAACTTAGATTTTTATCTACGATTAAGATCTGGGGGCAGTACGATAACGACTTCAAATTATCATTGGAGCAGGGGGGTAAAAAACCTTGGCGTAAATTCCAACTTTGATAGTGAAAGAAATAATGCAGCTTCATCTATAAAAATACTGGATAACACTGATGCCGGTAACACCCAAGCAGTCGGATGGATAGATTTTTATGCTCCCGCCTCAAGTGACGGATCTGGAAAAACCTTTATTATGTCGGAGCTATTTTCATTTGATTCTCCAAACGAAAAGATTGAATTCACTCATGCCTCTTACGCTGTAGATGCCGCTGTTGACGGGTTTGCTTTAAGTACATTCAATGGCAACGGCAATTTCGACGGAACATATCAAGTATACGGGTACGCACTATGAGTAAAGTAGCAATCCAAGGCAACGCATCGGGAACTGGCACGTTCACCATTGCCGCACCCAACAGCAATACAGACCGCACACTGACGTTGCCTGATAGCGCAGGAACTATAGTCACTAGCTCAAACATAAATCAATATCTTGATCCTGTAAGATTTCATGCCAGATTAACTGTAGATAGTACAGGGCACGGCGACGCAACTGACTTTGATGTTCCTTTTGATTTTGAAGACATAGATAGTGCATCTGCTTTTGCTTCAAATCAATTTACAGTGCCATCCGGACAAGGCGGTGTTTATTTTTTATACACACAAGTTTTGTTGCAGACATCGTTCGGGGATTCAGATTTAAGAGATTCTTACATTGGTATTATGCAATCATCTGACTCTGGTTCTACCTTTTCTGCGATAGCTAGTGGGGGTGCTAGATATGCCAACAATGACATTAATGGAGAAGCCATTCAAACACACGGCATTTTTGCTCTTTCGGCAGGGGACATTGTTAAGGTGAGGGGATTCGGTAATAGTCCAAATTCAGGTTCTATTAAAGTTCTTACCTCAATGACTGATCTGGGATTTGCTGAAAGTTCAGCGGATTTTGCGGCCAAACACTCTATGACTGTATTTGGAGGTTATAAGATAGCATGAGCGAAATCCTTGTAAACACAATCAAGAAAGCTGACGGCACGGGTGGACTCACGGTTCCTACAGGCACAGGCGATATCGTAGTATCTAGTGGCGGTGTATTACCTGCGTTAGATGGGTCTAACTTGACAGGTGTATCAGCAGGTAAGGTTCTGCAAGTTGTATCTACACTAAAGCAAAACACATTTAGCGGTACTGCCGATCTGGGATCGTTTGAAGACATTACAGGTTTAAATGCATCCATCACCCCGACAAGTGCAAGTCATAAAATTTTAGTCATGGTGACTGCTTATCTTGCTCCGAGTCCTTCTAACTACACAGTAGGTACACGGCTAAAAAGATTTATTGCAGGAGACGCTTTTACCTACTTAGGTGACACAAGAGGCGGCTCAACAAGAATGTCAGGTTTTGGTAACTCTGGGTCAGGCAGTGCTAACTTTATGGGGTTTATGTTTTTAGATTCCCCGTCAACAACTAGCGCAACGACTTATACTCTGCAAGCAGGATCTGAGTCCGGATCTAATTATGTGGTAGGCGGTTCGTATGATAACAGTCAGGCATATCATGGCAGTGTTCCATCAACTATTATCCTTATGGAGATTGACCCATCATGAGCGTAAATTTTCATAAAGCAGTATACGCACTGTATCCAAACGCTAAGTCTGTGGACTGGCCTACTGAGACGACTCCTGCGACTGTATTAGATGCTAATGGTAATCAAATTGAAATTGACATGGATGCCATCAACGCATGGGTTGATCCTGAGCAGTATAAGTACGACAGAGAAGCAGAATACCCATCCCTAGCTGAACAACTAGATATGCAATACCACGACAAAATCAACGGAACGACAGTTTGGGCTGACACAATCCAAGCTGTCAAAGACAAGTATCCAAAACCGGCGGAGTAACACACGATGGCAATCTCTAAGATAGAGACACAAGCATTAGATATCGGACAAGTCGGTGGACGCAGGAACCTCATCAGCAACGGTGCGATGCAGGTTGACCAGAGAAATAGCGGCTCTGCTGTTACTGGTATTTTTGATACTTCTAATTACATTCCAGACAGGTTTCAAATAAGAGTTGATGGCTCTGGCTCTGGACGTATGACAGCACAACAGGTAACGGATGCTCCTGCAAATTTCAAAAACAGTCTAAAAATTACTGTTACAACAACAGATGCTTCCCCAACTGCATCTGAAGGGTATGCGATACGCCAATCTATTGAAGGTCAAAATATGTCTCACTTGAATTTTGGGACATCTGATGCACAAACAATAACTGTATCCTTTTATGTAAAGTCTTCTGTGACTGGGGATTTCTCATTAAATTTAGGCAACGGAAGTAGCGCACGA